TCAACTATCCATTTTGTGGTTACATTAAGCGTCATAACTTATTGCCGTGTTGGTGGTGGCGGAACCTGCCTGACTTTGTCACCCAAGCCGGTTCCAGCTAAAACAGGTCTCATACCGAACCAGTTTGTTATTTCTACCCGCTGAACCTGCCCTGTAGCAGCATACGCCCTTTCAGCCCCTTGAGCAAGGTCAACTGTCGTTAACCCTTCAAGTTTCTTCTCGAGTTCGGCTTTCTTCTTTGGATCTCTTTCAGCTTCAGCGATATCTTTCTCTGTCACCCCAGCTTGCTCGACTCCACCAGCCCTTAGGTACTCTTTATACTTAGCCATATTGACGGAGTTAGGTCCACCAGCTTTATTGAAGTCGCGGGTTGCTTGATCTATGTAGTTCTGTAGATTTTTAGCTGCAGGATCTATACCCTTTGCCATACCTTCTTTTTTGGCCTTATCAAGCTCTTTGGTTGCCTCTCTTTGATTCAAGACACCTCTCACTACAAGATCCTGAATCACAGATTGCATTCCAGCTTCTGCACCTAAGCCAGCCATTGGGGCTATTTCCGCAGCCCTAGCTCTAAGTGTGGCCATAGCCTCATCACGCTCTTTACCGGATGAGGTTTTGACTTTATTGACCGCCTCTTCGTAAGCATTTTTACCAAAGGTTACATTGAATTGGCCGCGAATTGATGTAGCAGCTGCACCTACCTGACCCTCTAGGACTTTGCGTACCTTTTCTTTGTCGTTCCCGTTCAGTCTCATCAAGTCCTGGAGCCCAGGGCTTGTGATCGTACCCTTATCTAACTCCGATATCCATGACATGATTTGTTCAGTACTTTTACCTGATAGTATTCCAGCTCCACTACCAAAACCAATACCCGCACCAAAAGCGGCACGCATTTTCATCGCACCGACAAATCCGCCAGTTTGACTGGTATAAGAAGCATACTCACTTACACCGCGCTTAGCAGCTTCAAGCGATAATTCATTTGCTGTTCCGGTTGCCGACAATGCAGTGGCGGCTAAACCGAGCGATCTTCCCATGGAGCCAGTTTCGGTCACCCCTAGCGATCGAGAAAGGTCTGTTACAGCGCCAATAAACTGCTGACCAGTCCTTGACTTGTCAAAACCCAAAGCCACCGCTTGAGACATTATCTGCTCAAGCTTTTGGGTATTATTAGCCTGACCAGTTGTTTGATTGAGTGCGCCAAGATTGCTCAGTATTTGATCCTGGCTTCCGAGCCCGGCAAACCCGAGCGAAAGCACCCTTCTGGTTCTTTCGTTAACCTCACCAACGCTCGTGCTCTTTCCTGGTCTTAGGTCGCTCATCAAATCAGTGACCTGTGCAGCTCTACCTATCCACTCAGCCTGGGACATACCAAAAGAAGCCCATACAGATGTTGGACCTTTAGTTGATATTGGCTGTTCACCGGACTTTATATTTTGAAGGCTTGGCGGGAGTCCCATAGCCAAAAGCCTTCTGCGATTCTCTTCATCCTCCGGAGTAGATCCAGGGAAAGCTCTCGCGGCTAGTTTTTCTTGCCGCTCTTGTAGAAGGCGAGCCTTACCATCACTCCTTTTCTTTTCGTACAGCGTATTGGCGTAGGATTTGAAATTATCAGTATTGGGAGCGAATGGACCAATGTTTTCGACCTTCTCTTTTTCTCTTTGAGACTGGCTGGTAAACGCCCTTACGGATTCACCATTTTCATAAAGAGTCGGAGATCTTTTGGCGCTCTTATGGAAATCCTCAACACTTTTGTAAATCGTATTCAGTTCATTAGGAGTCAATGCGTATTGACCGACCAGCTGAACAGCTTGACGAGTAGCTGCCTTTGCTTCTAATTGCTTATCTATCAAAAATACATCTTTGGCGTGCTGCTGAACCTGAGCATTACGAAGGCTTTCGCTATAATTAGCCATCTCAAGATTATCTTCAGCAATTCTACGAGCCTGAGCCTTGGCTCTCTCCTCGGGAGACATACCAGCTAATCGAGCACCCAAACCCGCAATACCCTCAAAACCTTCTCTTGCGGAAGCGGCAGAAGTGACGTCTCCCCTTAAATCGCCAATACCGCCAACAACTTGGTTTATACCATATACTACGCCTGCGGCTCCCATCATAGCACCAACACCGGTCCACGAAGACGCAGCACCTGCGATGCCGCTTCCGATAGCTGCAGCCGCTCCGCCTATTATCTTAGTCGCTGCACTAATACGATTAGATGACCTATCTGCAGAGTCTCTCTCTTTGATGCTTTCAAAATTCAACCACGCTGCTTTGTTTGCGTTTAATAGTCCTTTTTGTCCTAAAAATTCAGAACCAGGACGGTTTCCATAAAACATATCGCCGTAGTATTTGATGATATTCTCACCACTACGCATGTCAACAGAAGCCATCTCTCTATTAAATTGTAACTGAGCCAAATCACCGCGAGCTTTTTGCAATCCAAGCTCTTGTCCAATAACTACATTTCGGCCGGTAGCTTGAAACCCATAATACTGTTGAGCAACACCAGCCGCTAAAGCAAGTCCGGCACCAGCTAATGCACCAAATTTATTACGAAATTCATTAAATTTTTCACCAAAACCTTCTTTAGGCGGCTGACCACCACCCCCTCCACCCCCTCCACCAAACTGCTTGGTCGCAGTCGTAGCATCTTCAACAGCCTTCTCGAGGTCGGCTAGTGCATTGATTAGGTTTTGGGTGCTGGCCTCTTTTTTCTCGGATGTGTCGGCGCGGAAGTCTGCCTTGGCTTTCTCAAGGGCTTCGTTCTTTTCGCTGATCCTATCTTGAAGGCTCTTTAGGATAGATGCGGATATTTTGGCGTTGTCGTCGTTGGATTGCTTAAGGCCATTTATAGCTTTGCTGATGCTATCGTTTATCTTCTCAATATCGGCCTGAGCCTGGAGACCGCGAGGAATATCCGCAGCAGAATACCCCAAAGCATTCCTGGTTGGCTTTACAACTGTGCCAGCTGTAATCGGCACACTATCAGGTATTTCGGATTGTTTTTTCTCGGCTGCTAAGAGTCTTTCTTTTTGTTGTTCTTTGAGGGTTTCGATTACACCAATATCACCATAGTTTTTGATGTAGGTACCATTCGATGGCTGATGCTTTGGATTCTTATACCTAAGAACACCCTGGTCTTCGTAATACCCAGGCTCACCCCTTTTGTAGGCATTGTATGCGTCAATCTTGGCTTGGTTCTCAAGGGCGTTTTCTATGCTTTTTCGAGCGAAGTTCGTCTTAGCGGCTTGACCAGCTTTAGATAAAAACGTAACCCCGCCGGGATTCGACCCTACAGACGACACCTCGGCAACGGCCCTGCCGAGAGTCCCTGTTGATGCGGCCATGCTACTGAACGATGATTGGGTAGAAATTCCAAGTTTTTCAATGGCCTTGGCAAGTTCATCAACTTGCCGTATCATTGAACCTAAATCGAATTTAATCTGGTTGGCCACAAAAACCCCTAATAATTACGCTGATATAGGGTATTTTACCACTTTGAGAGTAGTAATTCAAACCCAATTATATCAGCATTTTAGGGCGCGTTCAACGAAGCAATCCCATTTCGGCCAGCAGGAGACCAATTGTTGTGGATTGACCGGTACTGGTTTTGGTCCAGTCTATTGGGGTTTTTTTAGCTTCATGTTCGAGGTAGGCATTAACAGCTGAAAAATGCCCACAACCTGTAAATCCAAGACGGGCTGAAAATGGACTTGGGTGACTTGTTACGAACGCCTTGACACCGCTTCTCGGCAAAAGCTTTGCCTGGGCTTTGGCGTATTCGCCCCAGAGCATGAACGCTATACCATTTTGACGCTCACCAAGCTTTTTGATCACATGATCAGTGACAAACTGCCAACCAATCTGAGCATGTGATCCAGCCATCCCATGCTCTACAGTAAGAACAGAGTTCAATAGTAAGACGCCCTGCTTAGCCCAACCGACAAGATCGGATTGGTCTTTTGGTATAGAAACACCGAATTCTCTTTCGACTTCCTTGAAGATATTCCTAAGAGAGGGTGGAATAGGTAAGCCATTTCTAACGCCAAAAGCTAACCCATTAGCCTGACCAGGGCCGTGATATGGATCTTGGCCGACTATAACAACCTTGACCGATTCAAGTGGTGTTTCACGAAAAGCTCTGAACAGGTTGATCGAGTCGGGATAGATCTTCTTTTTGGATTTGATCTCTTCAAGCAAAAAAGAGCGTAGCTTGTTATATTCAGGGGTTTCCATGACAGGCCTGAGTATATCAAGCCAGCCTGTGTTTTTTAGTTCGTTTTCGACAAATGAGCTAATTTTCACTTGCAAACCCCACAAAAGACTTACACTTCACTTCTTTTTGCGAAAAATACTTATGACATTCGATGGCTTTCGTGGAACCGCAGTTAAGATACCCCACTCATTGACCATCAGTATGGTATCTTGATCGTCACGCGAGCTAACCACAGCTTGACCAGTTGGCGTGGATGGTTTTATAGGCTCATTCCTCATTACTCGGTTGATGTTCTCCAGCGCTGCTAGAATCCTGACCATGAACGAGTGAATTTCGTTTCTGCTGTTTTGGCTTCGCATTTTTGGCCTCTTTTTGTTTTTTAGCCTGCTTTTGCCTCTTAATCATCTTAGCCTTATCGGAGTATTCTTTATGAAGCTTTATCTGGACTTCACGACTAAATCTTTTCTTTGGAGAGGTTGCTCTTGCCATCGCATCACTTAAATAGCTATGCGTCAATTCGGCAGCCCTCTCTTCGTGATTTTTGCAAAAAACCACATCAGAGACAAAACCATAAGCATCCATAGGAATGCCTCTAACAGGATTATCGGCAGATGTCAGCATTCCTTTAATAGAATCTTTTAACTCATCAGAAAGTAAGGCTAATTGCTCTTCAAAGGATATTTTTGTTTGTTCACCATCACCTAACTCAAGAGCTAGCTTATATGGCAACTTGCCGGACACTAACATATGGGCGAAGACATGCTGGCGCCCTGGGGTGTCGAGTTCACTATGGATTTTGATTTCAAGTGCTGTCTCCATAGCAGTCATCAACTCTTCAAACGTCGCTGGGCGACTGTCAACCACTGTCACTTTTTTGGACAATTGCTCTTCTGTTGGTTGAAAGCCGTATTTTTCGATAGCTTTTTCGATAGTTACGACCGTACCAGGGCGACCATCTTTGGTTTGATATTGGACGTATCTTTGTCCATCAATCTCTCTTTGTCCAGTTGCGATTTGATAGCGCGGATCATTCAGGAGTTTCACCCAACCGGTTTCAACTCCGTAGACCTTGCTTGACAGAGCATTAAGAGACTCTCTTTGAGATTTGCTGAACATCGATTTCACCTTTTTGGTTGATAAAATTGCTTTTTAATTTCAAGTAGTTCCGACTGAATGGCTTCATCAATAACGATCCCATGCTTTTCCATTAACCACGCCCTGTCAGAAGAGCAGTAAGCATGAACCTCATCATCATGAACACTCTCATTGTAGCCAATCTTTGTCAAGAAAAGACAAAGCGCATCAAATACGTTTTTATCAATTTTTTTGACCACTTCTTGACAAAGTTCCTTATATTTTGGCTCTGTTGCCCACAAAGCGTGACAAATTTCGTGCTCAAGCGAATCGGAGCCCGGTTGAGAACCAATCACAGAGTAAGTATCGGTCCTATCCCTGAGCCACTTAACCATCTGCTCCTCGCCGGGTGTCAGTGGATCGAAAAGACCCTGAATGAATGGCGCAAAGGATCTGTTTGTAAGATTGAATCCTGACCAGTCAGTCAAGTAACTGAACGCACCAAAGGTTTCGGCATACCACTTCCGGTATTGACCAACCGTGAAGATCTTACCCTTCCATTCAGGAGACTCCTCGTACTCGGAGAATCTGAGAAAAGCCTCATTTAGCTCTTGTTGTGAGTCGGCGGTGATGTGCAGGATTTTATTGGTAATCGGCTTGATACTGAGCATGCATCATCCTTTACGGTTAATTAAAGATGACAGATCATCCCTTAATTCAGAAGGGTATCTTTGGGCCTGATGACCTTTTTGGTGTCGACGTCACACTTGGATTTCATACCGGTCTTGGTCTTGCCTAGATCCCAAAGCGAGTGGATGTTATCGGCGGCGAATTGAAGAGCATCTTTACCAAACGCCATAGTCTTTGAATCAACAAATTCAAAATTCTCACCAAGGACGAAGTCCATATTAACAAAGAAGCTTGATGCAATATAGGCTGCCGTGTTCGGCAATAACCCCGCGCGTAAGTGCATGGAGAAAAAGTCGTTTTCTTCTTTTTTCTGAAGCAAAAAAAGCATTGTGCCTTCGTGTTTTACCAACAATACAGAGTCGTTAGCAGTCAGCTCCCAGCATTTTTCACCAAACATTTGTTCAGCTAATTCTATAGCGATATCCCAATTTGGCTTACTCATGTTCACTCCGTTGTTGGATCTTTGGGTTTCCCAAAGTTTGGATCTTGGATTTCGCTGAGCTTGTTTATGATAGCCCAAACAGGGGCCTCATCCAAAAGGTCGAGGCCGTTCGATGTCCACCATTTTGCATCGGTTTCGACTATATGCATAGACAAGAATGCTAAAGCCGACAAGAACATTTTCTGATTGGTATTCTCACTGATACCACGGAAATATGTTTCTGACAAGCGCACCGCATCGGCTCTTTCACCGTTGGTTAGGTAGGGCTTCAAAGCAAAGCGACCGAAATACTTCTGCTTGGTGTGCTCGCCTATAACATCAATATCGACCCATTTTGGCGCATTAATCATTTAAACTCTCCGTTTTCCATAAATTGTTGAGATATTTTAGAAAATTCATCATCGGACATAAAGTTTTGCTGAGAGACCTCGACCATATCATCCTTTGCCCAATCATCGAACAAAGAAGCAGCCTCCTCTTTGTTCTCTTTTAAGAGCTCTTGACCTCGGCTCTCAGGTGTTTTATTAAAGGCAGAGATGAGTTCTATCTCAAAGATAAGCTCATCAATAGTCCTGTTCTTGAAGTATTCGTGAAAAATAGGCATGTTGTAATGACGCGCCAAAATAGCCTGAAGGTAAATCACGTTATCTTCAAATGTGGCGTGCTGATTTGACACGATACGATTAGCTCGTTCGCGGGCTTCTTGGATTCTTTTCTCTAAATGTAGTTCTAAAAAAGTGTCCATGGCATGAATATAACATGGAATTTATAGGCTAGCAACAGGAAATGAGGGATATATGACAAGGGAAGAGGCTGAAAAATATATAGGTAAAGTGTACTCAAATAAAAGCCACTGGAATAAAGACGGCAAAGACTTTGTGAAAGTCATAGCTTATGACCCGATGGGTAAGCGCTTTTATGTACAAAAATGCTCATCCGGTGTTGTAGATCATGTTGATGACAGAGGGGAAGGTGAGTGGTTTGAATGCGGTGGGATTTGGCTCAAGATAGATCTGAATGATCCGGTCGAATCACTCTGATTTGTCTTTTTGGATTTTCTTGCGCTCGCTGGGCTTTAACTTGGGCTCAAGGCCGTGCTTCCATGGCCTGCAGAGCGGGCAAGATTTTCCACAGCCATTATGACGTGAGCGACTCAAAATATACCTCCGGACAGGTCACTGGCAAGCTTCTTAAGGCCGTTCACAAGAGTGCCTGCGGCGTTTGCCACGCCAGTGTACGGCTTAAAAGATTGGGCAACGTAATGCTGATACGCAACTCCGGTAAACTGACACGACCATGTGCCAACTTGACCGCGACCTATATTACCGTTCACAGCCGTGAACATTCCTCGAGCAAAGAAGATGCTGGTTCCGGATGCGTCCAGAACCTGCATCTCTACCAATGGCTGGTGAACAGCTGCCTGCATGACAGCAAATAGATTTTCCGACTCCGGGCCTTTTGTTGGATCTATAATCTGACCGAGTGTGGCCGTAATGGTTACAGCTCCAACATCGATATCCCAAGGAAACGGTGTATCGATAGTCTGAATTGGCGTAGCATTATAGGACACAGACCACCTAATATCCGACACAACGCCCAGTGGAACACCACCAAGCTTAACCAAAGCTCTGGCACCTGTCGAATAGAAGGGGATCTGACCAGTCTTTTTGGCGTCTTCGGAAAATGGATCAAGCTTATCAGCCAAAGCCTTAGTGGACTCCTCGAGTTTCCCCAAGGTTCCACCGGGTAAGCCAAATTTACCTGCCGTTTTTTTAGACATTTATTATGGACCTACGAATTGCTTAACTGCGCCGTCAAGCTCAAACACGTCAGCATTGTCGCCTTCATGAGTCAAGAGAAGGCCTTGGAACGACAAGGGCTCATTGACAAGCTGACCCTGAGCAATATTGGTGTTTCGACTGGTGATACGGCAGTTCTTGACTGTCAGCCACTGCTTTTCTACCAGGCCAGTGTTATTTGCGTTTGGAACTTTCATGTAAAGTTTCACATCAAACGACTCAGAGAGCAAAAGCTTAGATGGATCAAGGTGAAGGAATAAATCTTTCTGAGCCAACGGACTGTTGGTTGGTGTTGGGCCACCAACCGAATTCTTTAGTTCGCCGCCAAAAGACAAACCGCTTGAGTTTGATGTTTGTTGTAGAGCACCCTCTAAGCCGACCTGGTTCGTAGCAGCATCAGATGCTGCTGTACGGCTCTGAGCAGAAAGACGCACAATCTGCATAGTACCAGTGACGATATTGTACATGGTTGGTTCAAGAGACACTGGGGCAAATTGGCCGAGTACAAACACAGGCTGAACTTCAACAGAAACATTCAGGTTAAAGCCTACAGCATAGGCCACAACCTTATCTTGAATATACACTTTAATGCGTGGAGCAGTAGCAAAAAGCGGTTTTAAATTAGCCATTTATATCACTCCTTAAAGTGTAACTTGGTTGGCGGATGGTAGATCGGTACTGGTGTCCCGAGTGACGATATTGTCCTGGATCAGGATAGCCATGAAGTTCAGATTCTCTGAAACGGTTTGACCAGGGGTAAAGCTGATCGAATATCCAGTCAGGCGACAATCCTTGATTGTAAATAATGGATCATCCATGTAGGTTCCGTTTGTAGACTTCTCATAAACCAAGATATCAAACGTCTTGCCAAGCAAGAGGCCTGATGGATTAAACTGCGAACCCCAAAGCATACTGTTGCCGTCTGGTACACCAGCAGAAACAGAAGATCGTGCAGGATTTTGATTGCCTTTGTTTGTATCGGTTGATACATTGGCATCATAAGCAGGCTTGGAGTAGCGCTGCATAGTGAAGCTACCACGTGCCAAATACTGAGTTGGTTCTAACGAGTCGTACGAATAAGACCCGATTCCACCGATTGGTGCATGGGTCACATCATCGACAAAGGTGAGGTTTGTAGCGTAAGCAACACGGGTTTTTCCAACTTGAATAACCAATGTTGAGCCAGAGGCAAAACTAGGAATTAAACCAGCCATTAAAGCTCCTTGAGGCGAGGTTATACATCTCGTGGCTATTTTAGCACTAAAGACGGTATGATTAATTCCGATACGACCTTTGATATACAGGAGGGGTTATGACAGGTGTGACAGTGAATTTCTTCAAAAACATCATTAAATTCAACAACATGTACAAAATGCCTAGCCTCAAAAAGGCAACTCGCGATGAAAAACGTGAGAGGATGGTGCAATTCCTTGATATCATTAGGGAAGAGCTTGAAGAGGGTGAAGAAATCCTGGACGCCTACGATAATGGTGACTCTGAAGATCACATCGATACTATCAAGGCTGATCTTCTGTGTGACATTATTATCTATTGCGCCTCTGAGATGGAGCGATTGGGACTTCCTACAGAGGAAGTCCTTAATATCATTATGGAATCCAATTTTTCAAAAATGGGACCAGATGGTAAGCCAATCTATGACGAAAGAGGCAAATTACTAAAAGGTCCTGGATATTGGCGTCCAGAGGCGGCTATCAGAATCCTACTGGAGAGTAAAAAGAAATGAACTACGATATTGTCAACTTTCTTAATCATAAATTCAGACAGCCTTTGTCACACAGAAAGCACTCAGAGGCTTATGAAAAGCCTACCACTATCGTGATGTCAGGCCTTCCAACTATGGAGTCACTCATCACAGATATGGCTGGTTTGGCTATCAACATTGATACTACCTATCAGTTTCTGTTTGGCTTCTCTATCTGTCAACCCGAGGATCAGTTTATCAGCCGAGACCGTAATACTCCAGCCATAACCTGCCCCAGGTCAGTGAGGAGAAAGACAGTTTTGGCTGTAGATACAAGGACTTCAGCTATCTCCCATAATCGGGGTTGACAGAGGTCGGGTATTCGGTTATATCTATCGAAGATACCGGAGGGAGTATGTTCCTGACCTACCGCTATAGGCTCAAAGATGGCAACCAGCGAAATCAGTTAAAAAAACTTGCTGGTCAGGTTAATTTCGTTTGGAACTTCTCGAACGAAATCATTCGTGAAAACTGGCGTCGCTCGCGAAAATACACCAGTAAAAACGATCTGCACGCCCTGACAAAGGGCGCTTCCAAGGAACTTGATATAAATTCCCAGACTATTCAGGCGGTTGCCTATGAGGTTTTGCTCAGGACTCAGAAGGCCAAAAAGAGAATCCGCTTTCGCACTGGACGGAAAAACCTTGGCTGGGTACCATTCAATGGCCAGACGGCCAAATATTGCGGTGACTATATCACCTATAATGGTTTCAAACTGAGGCTTTGGCAACACAGAAAACTGCCGGCAGGGTCTGTGATCAAGACCGGATCTTTTTCTGAAGACTCGCGTGGGCGCTGGTATCTGAACCTAACTATCGAAGTGGCGGATGAAGCTCTGATGCTGCCTTTGGCTCCCAACTATGATGTCGGGATTGATCCCGGTACAAAAACGGTCCTGACAACTTCCGATGGCGAAAAATTCGAGCGCGCGAACCTGACGCGAGATTATGAGGAAAAACTGGCCAAAGCCCAGCGGCACAGAAAAAAGCGCCAGGCCAGGTCCATTCACGCAAAGATCAAGAATAAGCGTCAGGATTGGAATCATAAGGCTTCTCATAGCCTCTCCAAGCGATATAACACGATCTATTTTGGTGATGCCGATTCAAGCAAGCTGGCCCAAACCAGGATGGCCAAAGGCGTTCTGGATGCAGGCTGGTATCAGATATTCACATTCCTCCAATATAAGTCCCTGAGGCGTGGAGGGATCGTGCTCAAAGTGAGCGAAAAATTCTCGACTGTCACTTGCTCGGCTTGTCTCTCACGATGCGGCCCGAGTGGACTAAGTGGGTTGAGTATAAGAGAGTGGGCTTGTAAGACGTGTGGAGCGGTACACGATCGTGACCACAATGCTGCCAAGAACATTCTCCGTTTCGGACGTGAAACGCTGAGGGAAGAGACGGTTTCGTTTTCTCCCAAGGGAAGCTCCAGCTATAGCGCGATCAGCGTTTAGTTGGGGAGGACGTCACCTCTGCTGATCATACAGTCAGGATTCGATACACAGATGGAAAGAATCCGAAGGTTGTTGGATTCAGAAAAAACTAATACTGAGGTATTCAATGTCAAAAGCAAAAGTCATCCTGATATCTGGCAAGCAAGGCTCTGGCAAGTGCCTTAAGGCTGGAACATTAGTTAAAACACCAACCGGGTCAAAAAAAATAGAAGATTTAATGATTGGCGACGAGGTTTATGGCTACAACTCAGACCAAACGGTGTCTAAGTGTGAGGTGACTGATGTTCATAAAAATGGTATTAAAAAAGTCGTAGATCTGAGTTGGTCGGATAAGACTTTGGTATCAGCTACCATCGACCACCGTTTCATGTCATACAACTTCAAAACAAAAATCAAAAAAGAAAAAGCCATTGCTGATTTTAATACTAAGGATATGCTGTTGCAGACTTTTATTAAAATACCCGGAGGAAACAAAGATGTTCCAGAAGCCTATGCCATAGGTGCCCTATTAGGGGATGGATGCTGCACCATCAACGGCGTTGTTATTTCAAGCAGTGATGAGTCGGTGGTTAAAAAAGTTGCAAATTCAATCGGTGCGGAAGGATACAAAAAACTACACGAAAAAAACTTTAACTGGAGAATACAGTCACCAAGTCGCCTTGAATACTACAACAAGTGGTGCAAGGGGTTAAAAGCACATGAAAAAATATTAGATATCAATGAAGTAAAATCATGGAATAGACAATCTCAATTAGATCTCTTGGCTGGATTGATTGATACGGATGGGTGCGTCAGGATGAGAAAAAGAGGATTGCTAACCATATCAATCGGAATGCAAGCTAAGGTTGTTATCGACGCAGTAAAAACACTTCTTTTGGATTTATTTCAATTTGACGCTAAAATATATATTGACAATAGGCCTAAATATAAAAATGGACCTGTATATATCATAAGGATAGGTCAAAATAAATACACCCAATCTATTTTAAGAGAGCTTCCGACTGTCTGCGAAAGAAAAAAATGGAAAGATGAGTACGAAGACTTAGCTGGCCGATCTAATAAAAACCCCAGCGGGGTTATGTTTACCGTGTCAGAAGCTTATGATGCTGAAACTTATGATATTTCAATCAACAATGATACAAATTTGTATCTTTTGGCTAATGGTTTTATAACACATAACTCTACAACAGCCAGCCAACTTCAGAAAACCATTATTGAATCTGGATTAACCCCAGTCACCCTCAAGTTCGCTGACGTGATCTATAAAATGCACGATGCCGCTTTGGCGGTGGCAGCTGATTACGGCATACCAGTTCTCAAAAAAGAAGGAGCTATGCTTCAGTGGTTTGGTACAGAATGGGGTCGGGAAACCAAGGGTCAGGATGTTTGGGTCAACGCTGTACGCCACAAAATAATGAAGACTATTGAAACCTCAACAAAGCCCGATAGTCTCGTGTTTATCATTGATGACTGCAGATTCGTCAATGAGTTCAGAGGGTTCGATGATCTTGAAGAAAGTGGGCTTGTTGATGTGATTCGGGTGCGGCTTGAAGCCCCTGAAGAGGAACGCAAGTCTCGTGCCGATTCTTGGCGTACCGCAACTGACCACATATCAGAGACAGATCTTGATGCATACGCTGCATCAGGATTGTTTGATCTTTACTTTCAAACCGGCAAAGATGGGCTGCAAACAAGCTACATTGTTTCAGAAATTCTTCACGCCATAGATCGCGAGTAAACGTCTTTCAGATTTTCCTTTGATCCCCGGTAGTTAACTCTACCGGGGATTTTTAATTTAAGTTCCTGCCAAACTGGCCGATAAGTGTTTTGTAAGCCAGCACTACGCTGGCGCAAACAAAAGGAGTCAATATGTTCGGGTTGTTACGTTACTGTTTTTTCTTAGTGTTTTTGGTAAGTTGTGGGACAGGTGAGGGTACATGCGGCCTAGACGCTGAGTGCGCTGCACAAAAGCAGGCCCAAAAAGACGCAGCGGCAGGGATGGTACAGGACTTTGTGATCCGAGGTTCAGTCAATTCTGCCTTCGCTCTTACTGTTGACGGCCAGGACTATGACGACATCGAATCGTACTTCACAGCAGAGAGTGCCCGCCTCCCTTCCAAAGTTAAAGATGCCGGGTATGAAGGTTACACTGTCCGTTTTGACGCGGCTATTGGCTTTAATGACCTAACCCAGGGCATGACGGTCTATATCGCCGGTAAGGAAAAACGTGGCTACCAAACCAAAACCCTGATTGCCAAAAACGATACCTTTGCGGCAAAACTGCCAGCAGAAGCTGCGGGGGATGTCTATCAGATCAAAGCCAACAAGCGAATCGGGATCATCCTCACCAAAGGTTCCGAAATCAAGAAATTCTGCTATAACTTTGCAGCAGTTGACCTCGAAGTACCATACGAAATGGTTGACGACCCAATAATCCTTTCAAACTTCAAATCGAGTTTGACCACTTATGAATGTCAGCAAGATGCTGGGTCGGACAGCCTGAAAGTTCCCGAAAACTCTGACAAACCAACCGAATATACTACCACAAAAGCGACCACAGCCAAGGTCTTTATCCACGACAGTCTCCGAAATCAAATTAAGCCGGGTATGACTGTGCTAGCTCTTAACTATATCTTGGGTGATATAGATTACAAAACAGGCGATCCCGGTATCCACGATAGACCAGTGGGTGAAATGCACGCCTCCGAGGGATACCAAGTAGTAGGGTTCAATTACCATGAGACATCAGGTATTTGCGAAGCCGAGGTTAGCACGAGCATCGCCACTGGTGACTGCTATTACATCTACGACTGGAGCAAAACTATCATCTATCAGCAAGGCATCCGACTCGAATATTTGGCTCCAGGCGAATCATGGCCAAGTCTTGAAGAGGCTAAGGCTATAGCCAAGGAAAATCTGAAGTACAAGAAATGAGCCCCATGAGTGCCTACTTTAGTATCATAAGGCCCAAGAGAAATCTTGGGCTTTTTTGTTTAAGTTTATAGAGAGCACGACCGATAAGATACATAACAGGAGGAATTATGAGCAACATCAATCAAATAATGATACTCGGCAAAGCAATGAACAAAGCAGAGAAAAACAGCAAAAAAAACAAAAGCGTGCCAAAGCTAACACCAGAGCAACTCAGGGCCAAATTTTATGTTGTTAGGTAATATTATTCAGGAAATAGGCTTGGCGTACCCACTACTTGTTATGCTGCTTCTTTTTATTACGGGAGAGGTTCCTACAACTCTCATTGCTTGTTTCATATACGATAAACTCATGTCGGAGGTTTAATTTATGATACTGGGAGGCACCATAGGCGTGATGGCGGCAAATGTTTTTGACTTCCACATGGAGCCAAAATACACCTTCGTTGGCTATTATGACGATGACAATGGGAACGAAAAGACCTTTGCAATGAAAATGACGATACCTGACGCTGTAGACTTTTTAAATGGTTTTTTATATGATGATACGTCAATATCGACAACATGCGGTGATGGATTAAATGACGCAATATCGCTAACATCTGACCTTGGATCTGTCTATGCTGAGTGTAAGACCAAAGGGGTGATCAAAAAGATTGAGCAAGAGATTTACCGAATAAAGAACAAATCAAACCGTGGGTATTACGGCTGAAACAAAACCACTCAGGATTCCTGAGTGGTTTAAGTGGTTTAAATAAGAGCGGTGCAGCTTACCGCTTTTTGTTATCTTTTTCTGAATATAAACCGTATTTTGCCACAATCCCAAACTCTTGATAACCCATCAAGGAGAGAGTGTTCATACTCAGTCATACCTTCTGGAGTATTGACCTTTTTCTTTTGCCGGGATTGTTTAGACACGACCTTGCATTGCTTATTTGTGTCAATATAGAAATAATCAGGTGGCAAAACGGCATCCTTCTCCCATCCAGCTTTAAGATACCCATTACCCTCCGACCATCTCAGGTCACACCAAGAGATGATATCCTCATTGAAATGCTTTGATGCGTGGCGGGATAGACGAGACAAGCCGCCTACAACTGAGGTGTTAGGTAGAGTGACGAATCTCTGCAGTACCCACCCATCCTTCCTGTGATGTCTATTGAATGCAGCCACAGAAACAAGAGTGCCCTCGAAAAATAAACCCAATGAATACGCAGGTCTCTTTTTTAGCGGCTGAATGTGAAATTTATTAATGAATTCCAAAGCTGCATCCGGTGATACTTCCGACACCTCCGTCTTTCTGGCGTGGATAATATTATCCGATCCAACAAGTATCGATCGAATTCTACTTTTCACCTGCTCCTTACGCTCGAACCACTCATGCTCAAAAACATGAATTAGGTCTATGCCCTCGTTTTTGGCCCTAGTTGTTTTGCCGAGATGGTAGTCAGATCCTTTATCATTAGCCTCTGAGTGCCAGTAAAGCCCATTATATTCAATACCCTTACTTATATCGGGCATATAGATATCAATTTCGTAACCATTAGTTTTTCTGGTATGCCATTTTATACCTAACTCATCAATAAAAGAACTTAACTCCGCCTGTCCTATTGACGTATATTTAGGCGGAATAGCGCTCATAAGCATCATTTTTTTAATCTGCATAGTCCTCGGAGCTCCGAGGGGAGGTCTTACTATAATAGTATTTTCAGAATCAGATAAATCACCCTCTATAGAGACGCCAAGAATCTCCGCCTTTTTTAGTATCACATCGGTAGTGTATTTTTTTCTATCTTTGTTAAATTTTGTAACACCGGCCCTAACTGACTCCCCCGTTATATGGATGAGGTTCTTAGCTTTCCAAGAATCGGAGTGGACCAGTGGCACGCCTTTTTGACTCGCAGCTAGCTCTCTGAGGTGCTCAATATGCTTTTTTTTCGCCTCCTCATCTCTTGCATCCCACGACTTTCTCTGAGAATCTCTCTGTTTATTTTTGTATTTTTCTGTCGATCTGGACGTTGGTTCGATGCCGCATTTTGACAGGAATCTTTTGTAGGTTACTTCTGAGTATTGCGGATTCAGTTCTGCTATCTCGCGAGTAGTTAACCCAGCGGCTCTTTCAGATATTATTTTTTCTTGCAGTTCTTTGTCTTTTTTAAAACACAAATTCACACCCAACCTTCTGTATCATGATAGGTTAAAAAGAAGGGAGAGTCTTTATTGACTCTCCCCTTTTTTGGTGATTTAAATACTTCTTTCAGCGGTAACATCAAGGGTGATTGCTTCGAGAGCTTCGGTTGGGGTGATGCTCACTTTGGCGGCGTAGGCGTTGCCAGAGCTCGTTACCGAGACAACTTTGTAAGCCAAGAGCGAGCCATTACCTGTACCGACTTTGAAGGTACTCAGTGTGTCATTGAGGGAAGATTTAACGACAGCTGTAGGTACGTCAGAAGTACGCTCACCGGTATAGTTCTCGAGAACATTGCGGCATGCGTCCAGAACTTCGTCACAGGTAAAGAGGACGTTTACGCGTTCCCACACCCATCCTTGTGGATCGTTTGTCCGGCTTCGTGTGCTCAGGTCAGGAGATTCCATACGGACTCCAAAACCTGGAACCGAGCGAAGAACAACCAAACCATAATTGATGGCATCTTCAAGTTGACCACGATCTTCTGGATCGAAGTCTTGAGTCAATGTATCAGTATAGAGACTCATGTCGCCCACATGCGAAGCGGAAGCCAGGTTGAATGGCTTACGCAGCATTGACGTACCAAGAACTGCTTGACTACGACCAGCAGCGATTGCACAACAGGCCATCCATGGAAGGAAGGTTCGAAGCGTACCGTCACCAGCGGTGGCAGAATGGCGCTCAAAGCACATTTGCATACGCTCGTAACCAAGATCACTAGCTTTTTGCTTGGCGTCATTGAAGCTACCGTCAAAGGAAACCATTGCAAAGCGCTCTTTTCTCATAAGCGAGCTAGAGGCTGTTGCAACGTGGGCCTTGGCTGCAGCATTGATGGAGTCGATACTGTAGGTAGAGCCGCTATCCGTCAAACCATCATCGATATCCTTTTGGGCGTCGCGAGAGAAGAGTGGAATGACGTGGCGAACGGCGATCTTAAGACCAGCATCAAAGCCGGCTTGGATCGATGCAGAGCTCGTTGCTCCCAAAGTAGCACCAGTCAAGAAACTTGCCGTTGCTTCAGCAGCTGGCAGACCAGCCTTCAGACTCATAGAACCTTCCTGGAAGGACAAGAGTCCGAAGTTGTTAGCGAAAAAGGTCTTCCAATCGTAGTAATCTTTTTTGATCTTACCAGTGTTACTGGCCAAAGTTCCAGCCGACAACATACCGACAGAGCTAACGGCATCCAAAGCTGAGGTTGGCAAAGTTTTATTCTTTGCGTCAGGGATCTTGGCGGTGATGTTAGCCTGGGTATTCAAGAAGCTGGCCAGATCTTGCAAAGTGGCGTACTTCTTGAGGTTGACAGTCAGATCGCTCAAGCCAGGGCCGGTCACATTGATCGTCATTACGCGAAGCGCGTCAATCGATACAGTACAAGCCGTGGCAGATGCATGGGTATAACCGATCTCAAGAGCTACATTACCACCGATGTTAGTCGACGGGAAAGAAGCTCCGTCAGAGCTACGGCTTGCATCTACAGAGACTTTACGCTCAGCAGCGCTGTCGATACGTTTTGCAGCCAACGAAGTTGTCACAAAACCTGCGGCGTAGGTGAATGGGTTGTTGGTTCCGTTCAGGCTCACCTGAGCAACCGCTTGAGTAGTCATACCCGAGAAGAGGTGGCTTGCGGTGATAGTTTGGCTTGTGGCCGACTCAACGATCATCGTACCAACATTGAGGTTACCAGCACCAGCAAGCAAGCTTCCGCGACCGATCCTGATCAGATCGCCAGCAGCTGGGATCGAGGTCCAAGAACCGGTATTAAGACTCAGCGTCAATTTGCCAGCCGACGGGACAGTTGCAGTGATTTTTGCCAAAGAGCTGGTCGAGTCAACCAGAAGGTTGCCGAAGGTAGAATCTTGGTAGATCATACCAGCGGCCAATTTATCAGAAGAGTTTTCCAGAAGCTCCATCGAAGCAGCTGCACCAGTCGCCGTAGTGGCAGATACTGCCAAAACGACAGGGGCGTTAACAGCGAGTTCACCCGTAGCCAACACAATACCAGTCGAGGTATCGAATGCGGCGGCGTTAGCTTCTGCACTTGCAGGAGTGGCTTTGAGTTGCTTAAGGCTGACCGAAGTCGTAGACCAAGCAGTAACCAAATAAGCGCCAGCATTTTCATCAGCACCACCAGCGATAGCTACGCCAGGTCGGATATAAGCCACGTCACCGACCTGAGCGGCTGTACCGAAATCACCAGCGCCAGAAGCCTTGGTGAGTGTCAGTGTATCGCCAGAAGCGGACATATCAACAGTCAGAGATGCCACGTTGACGGTACGTACAGTTCCGCCAGTTGCGGACAAACCAGTTACACCAGCCAACGCAGTCACAAATGCATCAGCTTTGCCGTTTGCAGCAACAGTCAATGATCCAGTAACCGCGCCATTAATGCCGACTCTAAAGGTGCGGACCGCTGGACTTGGAAGATAAAGAATTGTTTTGGTCGGCTTGCTTTCAGCCTGACCGGTTTTGATTTGAGTCTTGATCTTGTTTCCGGCTTCACCATAACGGGAAGCAACAAGGCTGCCGTAGTTCGATGGAGAGCTGATCGCCTTGCTTGCACGGGTAGACTCATTAGTCTTGTAGATGTAGAGTCTTTGGATAGCGCCAGAGAATACTTGACTTGGTTGATTACTAAAAAGTTGACGGGCGGCATCAACAATTGCACCAGACTTATAGAAGTCCTGTACCGAACTGAAATCAGTGAAGAAATTGAGCTTAAGATCTAAAAGAGAGCCTGGGACGCCTTCTTCGGCTTCGCCAAGTATGAAAACCGAGCGGCCAGCAGCAACAGCACTAGGAAGACTAGAGGCAACCGAAAAAGTTGAGTAAACCCCGGGTACTACAGTAGCTGCTCCGCCAATCTCAAAAGGTAAGGACATATAAGTCTCCTGATTTATATAGTCGGTATACGGCTCTATTTTATCACGGAATGGAATTCCCTGGTATTATAAAGAAATTAGTCCCAAAGCCATTTATCTTGAATCCAATCATCACCCAAGGCATCGTAATTCCCGGCTTTTATCTGAGCTTTCGTCCAGCGACGGAAGGATCGCTCTTCCTTATTGATTATGTACTTCTTGGCGGACCTAAACCATTGGCCGTGTTTAGCCTTATCTTTCTTGTGATGGGTGTGATCCTGCCAAGCCGTATCTTTCTCTTCTTTGGGTTTGTGGTCTGTATTTTTGACGTACTTTGTGTGCCCACGGAATTCGCAATTCGTGCAATCACGTCGAGAGCGGTATGGATTTCTGGTGCGACCATATACGAGCAGGTTTTCTATCTCGAGCAGGAACTGCTCGAAATCCATCTGAATTTTGTTCTTCAGCCTGAGTTCATAATAGGATTCAGAGAGGTGATCTATAACCTCTTGATTATCCAATGGATTTGTCTTGAGTCTTGGAATTCCTTCACATGCCCTGTTTGTGTTTTGAGTATCGATCCAGTCGGTGAGCCTGCGAACTTCATCACGCAGGTAATAGTAGCCCTGCATCCACTCGTAAAACGGAGGTTTGTTCAATGTTTCCATTGCAATTTCCCTTTCTTAGGTTACTACATTGAAAACATAGAAAACTCCTTTGATATAGGTTGTTTATATGATTTTATCATCAATAAGAAATGGCGTCAGCCAGCCCCATATCAACGGTCTCTTTGGCACTCAGAAAGATATCCCAGTCGTGGCGATTGCGAAATTTGGTCTCAGTCATATCCGGATGCTTCTCGCGAATACGGGACAGGAGGATATCCTCCATTTGCTTGATTTGGCGCTTATAGAAGTTGTGGGCATGCTCGAGGTTTCTTGGGTGTTGCATGCCGAAACCGCCATTACCGATATGATGCATCGTATAGGCGTGAGGAGCTATAAGTCTATGATCGGCTGCCTGAAGAATAATCACTCCGGCTGAGCAGGCGTAACCTGATACTTTTATTGTTATTTCTGCATGAAAGCCTTTTATGGCATCATACATAGAGAACATTGAGTCGATATCCCCACCGTAAGTCTGCAGGATTATTGTGACCGGCTTATCTCCATCCATAAGATGTAGACCTGATATGAGTCTATCCGCCATTGTGTCATTTATTTCAGCATTGATAAAGATGTGTCTACCGGGTACATCAATACCACTATCAATCCACATCTCTTGGTAATCTTTACTCTTTTTTGCCATGAGATGGCTCCATAAAAGTAACAAACTAACACAACACCTTATTATACCCTTAGGGACAATAATAGTCTAAAGTTATTTGTAGGGTTTGTGAAGAGCACGGATAGCGGCACTCTACGTCACTTTTAGCTCAAGGAGTGGGGACCACAGCATGTTCCTCGGATTGGCCGAGTTCGCCATTTTCCCATTTCTCTTGATTGCCATCATTCATGAGTTCTTGCGCTCGTTCTTCCAAATCCTTGTAATCCTTAGAGTTTAAAGTCTTGCTCCGCTCGATCACATCTAATGTTTCTTTTTTGATTTCGTCGATTGCCTTTGTCATTTATATTCCTGTAATTTCAGGGTTTTACCAGAATTCCGCCGTAAAGCCGCTACCTTCAGGCATGGGATATAAGGTGGCAATGCCCTACTTTTCTTGTGACAGGTGTGCCAGCTTCACCAGACAGCATTTGCTGTCCATAACCCTCAAACGCTATCCAGGGTGACCGTTTCCGGGCCTGGTCGCTAAGGCTAGATCCCCTGGCACACCTCTATTATCGGCAAATTCAGGAAATAATCAAGGATAACGCTCCAATAATCCGTATTCATTGGAATAATAGTAGGAAAATAGCTCATCTTCTTTTCTTTAATCTATTCGAGAAGTATTCCATGGACACCACTCTACTTAAGATCTCTTTAAGATCCTGAGCGGCTTGATGGTCAGATACAAGCGGCGACGCCTTCATCTGCTTGACATCAATTGGACCCGGAGCTAAAGGACACCCAGACCACGTTAAGGTGACAGTGCTAAACATCCCAGTAAGTGTCTCTTCAGAGGTTTTATTGCTTAGAGCCTCAGAGCACGATACCTCAGCCACTCCATCTGCAACACCACTTTTCACTGATTCTTCACCAAAGAGCCACCAATCATCGCGAACTTTCTCTCTAAAGGCTTCGTAAGTCATACCAATACGCTTAGCCTGTTTTTTGTCCATAAACACGTTGATGCGATGAAGCAACTGAGCTAACTGATAATTGTTCGGCTCTTGGCCAGAAATGCTGTAGCTCATTACGTGTTGCATAAGGATGCTTTCCTCCAGTACTAGTCTTTTTTGACATGACTGAAGTATAGCGAAAGCCATGGAGGCTGCGTTAGAGGCAACACAAGTCACCTCCTTGCCACTATTCTCGATCACCTTCATAAGCTTATAGCCTGCCGTCACGGACCCACCAGGAGAATCGATAAATAAGAGGATTTTCTTGTCTTTTGAGGTAGTTATGGCGTGAATCAACTTACTGACAGAAATTTCGTCAACTTCACCACGTAGAAGTAAGTGATTTGATTCAGTTAATTCTATTTTAGAGATTCCCCCAAACAAAGGGAAGGCTACAAAAAAAGACAAAACGGCGGCAAGAATCCTGATCATAAAAGCCTCAAAAAGAGTTAATCACCGTGACTTACGTCATTTTACCATTAGATTGGCTAAGCGGCCAAAACAAAAGGATTGACCGGGTTTCCCCTGTGTGGGATAAAGGCAGTGGCATTAATTTCTGGTAAGAGGTTTCTTGATGAAAAAAATCAAAAAAGCAAAACCCTTTAGTAGCGAAAAACTGGGAGTCTACGGCCCAGTCAGTGTACAGTTCATCAAGGGCAAGGGTAGAGGCTTGGTGGCTGAGAAAAACATCAAAGCTGGAGAGATTATTCTCACAAACCCAGTCATACATCTATCTGACGTGGACTCAATGATCATCAACCAAACAATCCTGAAGGATTATGTTTTTGGCGGCATGACCGATAACGACAACCTCCTTATTATCGGACCCATAAGCCTCTGCAATCACGCCGGCAAAAAAAGAAACTGTGAAACATACATGACTCCGCAGATGGCTGTTCTCAAGGCAAGAGTAGATATCCAAAAGGGCGAAGAGCTGACTATTGATTACGGCTACGATCCAACAAACGATGAGGATGATGATGACGATCATTGGGAACCTTAAGAATCAGCTGGCATCGGTAGGACCTAATGGCGGCGTCGCCCTGACGCATGAAGGAGCCGCTGAGTGAAAAGTAAATTAAAGATGTTGGCAGCGGCACTTGCCGGTGTATTAGCAATCCCGGTATTTTTTGCGGTGCTTGGTTATTTTGCCCAATCCGCTACAAACTACCACGTAGACAAGGTAACAGAGCCAAAGTACCGTTTGATGTGCTGGCTTCCAAACGGCACACTTTTTTATTATGGTTTTGCGTATGATATTGACCAAAACTGCAAATTCTTCAGTTTTGTTCCAGCGGAAGGTCCACAGGCGGGTCATTGGATCAGCACAACCACAGCTTGCACATGGATGGAGCTAAAGTAATATGTCAAAAAGAGTGAGACCTTTAGGCGACATTACAACCGACCTCGAGCCACTTCTCTTGGAGATGGCCGAGAATCACAAGATGCAGGTCGGTGAGATTCTGAATATCATCAGGGGGTATCTTGAAATCCACTGTCCTGACGCTCAAGAAGTGTACAAAGATGGATCCAGACCAGTTTTTTATTATGGCGTAAGAGAGGGATTAAAATGAGCTTTTTGGTTATTATACAGTCGTCGAGTTCATTCAGTTATCCAACAACTGCTCAATATCATTATGTTGTTGATTTTATTGATCAAATTAAACGACAAATGAAGATGATTGCAAAAGCAATTTCAATCTCTTTGAGCTTCCTAGTTCGATCTTTCATTTTTTCCTCAAGTTTTTCTTCAGTACACCGAAAAGAAAGACAGCATTGTGTCCCAACTTTCGGAAAACGGTCGACGGTCTATGACTGGAGTATTACCAAAATTCCGCTGTAAAGTCGCTACCTTCAGTCATGGGGAGGACGTCAACACCACCTTTCTGAGCATGATGCTGACCACGGTCAAGCCGAAACTGGTAGAATCGAGAAATTCCCACTGGAAGATTCCTATGGGATCAGAATCAATCTTTTGAAGTGAGGTTTTTATGAACATCAAGACATCAGATCCATGCTCTGTTCTTTATCGGGACATGGCTACCGCAAAAGACAATTGTCCTGGAACTGGATACGAACTCCAGTCCGATGGTCGTCTTTGGTGGTGGCAAAGACAATTGGTTGATCCACATCAAGATCTACTCAAAAGAGTGGAAGAGCTTGAGCGTCAGGTTCGGTATCTAGAATCGAGAGCAGACATTACTTTAGGAGACAGGAGGATATGATGAAACTCTGATACCGCGAACGCCAAAGCGGCGGAGCTTTCATTGGAGCTTCGGAGAGATCGCAACAAACGCAATCGGTCGCTTCGATAATCGAAAACGACATCAACCTTTTTTGGAGCAAAAACATGTCTTTAATCAACATCCCGATTCCATTCAGCAAAGTCATTCGCGCCGTCGGTTACGATCCACAATCTGAGCGGCTGACGATCCTGTTCACCAATGGCAAGACGTACCGCTACCACCGAGTTCGCGCCAGTTTGGCAAACGGCTTCACCAGAGCCGAATCGGCAGGCACATACTTCAATAACCTGATCTGTAACCGCTACCTCTACGAGGTTGTCGACAATCCATTCGGCCCATACAGTGGCGAGCTTGGAGCACCAAAAACTACGAAAGCTCGCGACTTCTCGGGAGTTCGCATCGAAGGGATGACTCGTAGTGAGTCCCGGATCGCAACAGTCTTGGCCGAAAATGGCTCGATGACCGCTGGCGAAATCAAGAGCAAAACCTTCAACGAGCACGACGAAAAGCGATTGCCCGAAATGGAGCGCAAAGGTCTGGTTGTTCGTTTGGGCAAGGTGACTTGTGGTATCACGGGCAAGTATGCGACCTTATGGGGTCTGGCACCCAAGAAGAGGCGCAAGAAAGCCACCTGATCTCAGGTGGACCTAACCTTTTTTCGGCCCGTTCTTTGGAGTGGGCTTTTTAAGGCTTTATCGACCGGGACCGTAAACAAACCTAATCTTTCCGCAATCATAGACTCTTAAAAGACCATCCAGCAAAGCGTGCTCGTGCTCTGTCATTTCGTCTGGAGTAGCAACTATACTCGCCGTCGGTTACGATCCACAATCTGAACGGCTGACTATCCTGTTCACCAGTGGTAAGGCGGTTTCGCTTTCTCCCAAGGGAAGCTCCAGCTATAACGCGATCAGCGTTTAGCTGGGGAGGACGTCACGGTTTATATGGGTAAACAAACCTAATCTTTCCGCAATCGTAGACACGAAACCACTCCTTTTCTGGGGAGACTTCCTCCTCTTCATACAAAGCTCTACTCTTAGTACCTCGACCGTTAGTGTAAAAATAATCAGGCCCATCTATACGATCAATCAACCAGCCAGACGAGACGTATCCACTCCCGGATGACCACCTCCTATCACACCAAGATACCAGCAATGACTTGGTCATATTGCTTGCTTTCTTGGATAATCTAGACAAACCACCCACAACTGACACGCCGTCAGCGGCACAAAAACGCTGCACCTCAAAACGCTCTTTATCAAATCTACCACGGCCAACTGACATGACCGCAACCAATCGGTCATTTGGGTCGTAAATACCTAAAGAGATTATAGAGCTTCTTGGAGAACCCTGAATATGATACCTATCAAGAAAACCTTTGGCGGTTGAATGCTCAATCTCTTCTACCCTACATTGCCGAGCACCTATGATATAGGTATTTTTCATGAATTTGGATCTTAGGAATGACTTTACCTGCTCTTCACGATCTCTCCATTCATGTTCAAAAACATGATATAGCTTGATACCACGCTCAGCAGCTAAGGTAGTTTTGTTTAGATGGTACATAGTCTCTTTATAGAGATCAGAATGCCAATAAAGCCCATTATATTCAATACCTATACCAAGCTTCGGTATTAATATATCAATTTCATAACCACCAATCCTTGATTTTTCGGTCTGTAGATCAAGTGACTCAATCCAATTCCTCATCTGGGTTTCACCCCTTGAGGTAAAAATGCTTGGATTATTAATAAAGAACTTTTTGGCCTCCTCTGATTTCTGCCAATTATCTACTCCGTATCTTTCCATCATAGTTAGCATAGTTTTTTTCAAAGCAGCTTCAACTCTGTTTGAATCAGCCCACATTTCTGCAAGAGCGAGGGCTCTTTTTTGATAATATTTGCCGTTAGGGTCGTTTCTTTCTTGGCGGTAACTCTCGCTTAGTAGAAGCTTTCTCTCTACACCAGCTGGTGACTTCCAGTAATTAATTGAGGCAGTTTTTAGATGTGAGTTATCTTTTGATAAGCCATTTTGCCGTGCTTTATCAATAAAAGCCTGGGTATGTACGGCAATGTCGTGAGCAGCTCTAACACGCTCGTTGTGCATTGGATTACCGCCAAATTTTTCGTAAGCCGCAGCCATGGCGTTTTTTGCCATCTCTTTGCGCTTTTCTTCAGGAATATTTTCCAGCCGCTTTTTTTGAGCGTCACTAATTTCTTTTTTTGTTTTTTCTGAGTGGGTTTTGCCGTAGAATGGGTTCTTCTCGCCAGTTCTTTTTTTTGCCGCTTCGCTAATCTTCTTTTTTTTGCATTCGTGACAACAATATCCATAACCTTTTGTTTTTAAAGTAAAATCTGCATTTCCGACACTCACCTCTCCGATCTGGCCACAATTACTGCAACTGACTTTGATTCTCTCAACCGATCTCAAGGGTCTTTCTGTTGTATCCAAAGCTCTTACGGAAGTAAGCCATTCTGTCGTACGAATTTTTATCTTTTGTGCCATTTTGCGCCTCCTTACTCATAATACTATATATCGGAGTAAATGTCGATAAACTTTAGGCACAAAAAAAGCCCAGGTCAAAAACCTGGGCTTAATTTCTGAAATATCTAATTATTTCAATTAGATACCTTCACGCTGCTGATACACATTATCTGCGATAGCAAAACTACGAGGACGATCTACTACACAGCCAAAATAGCTCGCGTAAACCGTTTCAAAAGACAGCCCTCTGATCCCCAATTGCAGCTTATTAAGCAAGTTGCCAAGTGTTGCCAGTTTGGCGCGATTTTTATCGCGTGGGAGAAAGAGGACGCTGTCAAGACCAGGGATATTGCGGTTAGCGTCAACGAAAGTAGTCGTTGCACCGTTGCTTGGGATGATTTTACCGATGTACATTTCGGTTCCTGCCAAGCCCGAAGACTCAACTGGAGTACGGAATGCAAGGTAGTATTCAACGCCAGGAGCGTTTGTGATTACATGACTTACAGAGCAACCAGCGGTTGCGATCGTGGCAGACTGAGGAGCAGAAGCTGGGCTGATACCGGCCACATTGACAGCTTGGAAGCGCCATTTGTAGGTTTCGCCAACTGCAAAGCCCGAACCAACATCAGTCACGCCCAAAGAAGGAGCGGCGACGGCTGGGGTTGCAGGAGGAGTACCGACAGAGCCAACAACAGTAACTGGCTTGCTGCGATTGTATTTGAAGACAGTTGGGATGAAGTCCATAGGACCGCCAACAGTGTCAACAGAGAACTTAGCATGCTCATCGTTGGTTACAGCTGCACCACGGATGGCATAGCCTTCACCAAGGTTTGCGCGTTCGATCGGAAAGAAGGTAGCGCGGAACTCAGCAAGCTGGCTGGTTGTGCAGTGACCTTCTTTGATAGCTCCACGACTATCGCGAACAGCAGTCACGATCTTGTCGAGGAAACCTCTTTCCATTGCGCCACCCTTACGGTTGAACACTACAGAACGGTTGTTGCCGTATCCGATGAAGTCACCAGGGATACCGCGCTGACTTCCGTCACCTTCACGAATGTTAGCTTGGATACCGCGAACTTGACGGAGGTTACCGTTGATGTTTGAAGCTGCATATGGATCGATTGCGCCAGAAGCGTCCATGAAAAGATCGCCACCAACATAAAGATCGCGCTCCATAGCTTCAGCCATGGCAAGAGCGGCGTTTTCGTCGTTTTCTTTTTCCAAATCAACCGAGTACCCGCCGGCATCATTGATAAACATTGCCATTTGGGTGATCGATTTACGGATACCGTAAACCTTCAACACTTCAGCAACGCGCATGTACTGGCTCGTGTCTTCTTGTGGCAAGAAGGCTTCCCAACCAGCCAAATCGACGCCCGAACGTACAGCCGTTTTGACGGTGTATTGGTATACCGACTGAGTAGCTTTCATGGTAGGAATGTCTTTGGTCAAGAGGAAATCGGAGTCTTGAAGGGTGATCGAACGGATTACCGGATCAAGTTGGTCGGCGGCAAGTGCAGATACGCCAGTTCGACCGGCATTTTGGATACCTTGGTAGCCGGCTGCAAAAGACTTAGCCAGGCTTTCAAGCTTTTGTGCCAACGTTTTGGCAAGTCCACTATCAATAGGCATCATTCCAGACATGAAAAACTCCTTGAGGGTACTTAGGTACTCTATACGGTTATGATTTTATCACAAGATTCTAATCGCTCGGAATCGTATGGCTATTTTATCACGCCCAAAGATTACAAAAAGACCGCCAAAAGACTATCCATTAGTGTGTTTCTATGGTATGATTAGCTTGCGTGGTATGAAATAAGGAATATAAAGTGACCAACAAAAAAGATACAACTATTCAAAAATATTGCAAATTTTGCAATGGTCTATTTTCCATAGAATCAGGCCACTGGAAAGTATCAAAAAATGCCTTCCTAGAGTGTAAAGCTCATGCAAAAGAAGTCAGGGCTGCATCGAGACGTGCAAAAAACCTTGAATCTTTTGGGACCGAAACTCCACTCACCGATCCCTCCTTTAAAGCTTCCGTGAAAAGCAAAAGAGAGGCTACAATGAAGGAGAGATATGGATCATCTAACGCTATGCACATAGCAGATATGAAAGACAGGCAGATGTCCACGCTAATGGAGAATTATGGCGTAACATCACCAGCAAAATCCGCAGAGATTCGGGAAAAGATAGAGAAGACCTGCCTTGAGAAGTACGGCAAAAAGACCAACCTACAGATTCCGAGTGTCGTCAAAAAGGCTTCGGAATCAAAAAAACTCAATCTTTCTATAATCCTATCTGATGGCAGATATCTGAGAGACCTCTGCGATACCCTTGGCATATCAAAGGCGTGGGCCTACAAAGTTTATCGACACTCCGGTGAAAAAGTCTTATTCGACTATATCGAGAATTACGAAAAAAGAACATCGTACTTAGAGCTTCGGTTTATTGAGTTGATGAAGGGCTTCAAGGAGCTGAGCCTGTTCAATAGGCAGCCCTGTGACAGTGTCCAATATCGCCCCGACTTTAGAATCGAACACGAAGGGAAAGTTCTTTATGTAAATGTAGATGGTCTTTATTGGCACGGTGAGCCTAGAGTGGGGGATATTGAATACCATCAGAAAATGAGACTTTCGTTTGAGCAGTCCGGCTTAAGACTCATGCAGTTCGGAGGTGACGAGATAACCAGCAGTCCTGAGATAGTGAAATCCATAGTCATGAATTACTTTGGATGTGTTCAAAAAGTATATGCACGAAAATGCGAAATCGTTACATTAACAAAGAAAGAAAGTGATTCTTTTTTCAGAGATAACCACCTTATGGGGTCTTTCCCGGCAGGTAGTTGTTATGGATTAATAAATGGAACGGATCTTGCAGCGGCTATATGCGTCAGAAGCAAGGGAGATTCTCTGCACATAGAGAGATTCTGCAACAAAAAAGACATAAGTGTTGTGGGTGGGTTTAGCAGGTTACTTGCTCATGCAATAAAAGAAAAAAGACCTCGCAGAGTTGTGTCATTTTGTGACATGAGATATGCCACAGGCGACAGTTATGTGTCGTGCGGTTTTAAGGAAGTTTCCTGTTCCTTGTCTTTTAGATGGTCGAATGGAGTAAACACCTACCCAAGATCTAGTTGCGTCGCTAATATGGATGATAGAGGACTAACAGAAACACAGCACGCAAACGAAAAAAAATGGTTTAGGGTGTATGATGCCGGGCAAAAAAAATTCATAAAAGAGTTGACAAATGCATAATTGGGGTGACGATGTGGACTCGGCCGGAATCAGTAATGCTGCTTACGCTGTTGACACTGCAGATGAGACAGTGTAAAACAGACTCAGTAAACTAACCCGCCATAAAAGGCGGGGCTTGTGAGAGCAAGTTAGGTCGAACACACACAGGAGAATTTTTATGTCATCAACAAAACCGTACCTCAAACAGAGCGAAGTGATTGCGAACAACATCCTCAAAGCTCTTGAGTACCACAATGGCAACCGCACTCACACGGCTCGTGGGCTCGGCATTGGCATCCGTACCCTTCAGCGCACCCTCAAAAAGCTTGGGCTGGAAAACCACCTCAAAGAACGAGCTGAAGCCACAACCGCAGCCAGCACGACCACACAAGAGGCTCCAGCCAGCGTCTGAGTCCTCGATAGGGGCTACCCCGGCCCCTCTTTTAAAAAATTTTTTAACTATTGACAATGACTACAGAATATAGTAGTCTTAATGATTCGGCAATCATTAGGAGTAGTTATGTTTTTGTCTGGGGATTCTTACGGTAAGCTCACACTAATCAACAATATATGGATGCTTGAAGGCAAACCTGCCACAATCGACTTGTTCAAGAAAATCTTCACCAACTGGGTACACATACACCCAACAAATCACAAAACATATCTTCAGGGTTATATCCACTCTGAGGTTTCGTATAACGAAATCAAACTGTTCAATCCCGGTATCAAACACAGTCCAGCAATTTGCAAAGATTTAGTGTGGTTTATGCAAAGATACCCGTTAGTTATGTCAACAGAAGACAAAAAAGCACTGGACGATACCGTTGCCGAAATGGGTGCAAAACAAAGAAAGATCGAACTCATATTCAATGAGTCGTTCAGTGGACCAAGATTGAATTTGGCTATTCCCCTAAGGAAATACCAAGAGCAAGCGGTCAGTTTCTTTCTTGAAACGAATAGACTGTTACTGGCTGACGATGTGGGCCTTGGCAAAACCGCTACGTCAATAGGACCTATGGCGCTACCCGAGTATCGGCCAGCGCTGGTTATTGCTCAACCGCACCTCCTTATTCAGTGGGAGCTTGAGATCAAGAGATTCCTACCAAACCTCAAAACCCATATCATCAAAGGAACCAAACCATATGACCTACCTGATGTGGACGTGATCATCACATCATACACAAGATTGGCTGGCTGGAAGGATGTATTGGGTGGTTTTGCTCGATATGTTGTCTTTGATGAGATTCAAGAATTGCGGCACAATACCAGTCAAAAGTACGCAGCAGCTTTCAAAATCACAGAAAAAGCAACCAAAAAACTTGGACTAAGCGCAACACCGCTTTTCAACTATGGTGTCGAGATTTTCAACGTAATGAACATAATCCATCCGGGGTGTCTTGGCGAGCTCAAAGAATTCCAAGATGCTTGGTGCGAGCCTTATGACAAAAGAGTTGTGATGGACCCGGCAAGACTTGGTGTTTATCTTCGTCAATCCCATATGATGCTCAGAAGAACAAGGGAAGATGTTAGAAAAGAGCTGCCACCTATTAACAGGATTGTTCATGTACTTGAGCACGATGCTGCCGAGGCTGCTCGAGTCGAAAAGACTGCTATTCAGTTGGCTATCGATATGATGACAGCCAATAAAGAGGATAAGGGCGAAGCCGCTTTGAAGCTTGATGGGTTTTTGAGACAGGCAACCGGACTTATGAAAGCCAAGTCAGTGGCGGCGTGGGTCAGGGTTTTACTCGAAGCCGGTGAAAAGGTTTTGCTCCTTGGTTGGCATCGCGAGGTTTACGATATTTGGCTGAAAGAATTGAGCCAATATGACCCGGTCATGTTTACTGGTAGCGAAACAGCCGCTCAAAAAAATCAATCGAAGGAAGCTTTTGTTGAAGGTAAATCTCCATTGATGATCATGAGTCTAAGATCAGGGGCTGGCCTGAATGATCTTCAAAGAGTGTGTAGTCATATAGTGTTTGGTGAGCTTGACTGGAGTCCGGCAATTCATTACCAAGCTGAGGGTCGATTGAATCGCGATGAACTGATTGGGTCTGTCACGTCGGCATACCTTATCTTAAACACCGGTTCAGATCCGACCATGATGGAAGTCTTGGCTATCAAAAAAGGCCAAATGGACGGAGTAATCAATGGTGACACCGGGTATGAAGAGCCTCAAATCAGTAATGCTGACCGTATCATGAAGATGGCACAAGATCTTATTAACAAAAGCAAAAACAGCCACAAACCAAATGTGCACAAAGAAGATAGTAATATTATTACTCTTTTCCCTCAGCCCTAAAGTTTTTTGAGGCGGCTACGATAAGGTATATGTGATTGACGCAGTATTATCGGAGCTTTAATGAAAACACTTCAAGTCAACGACTCAACACTGATTAAGCAAATTGCCTACATCTGCCTTGGCGATGCAGGTCGCGTTCAATTGACATACTCAAATTACCTTCAAAAGGAGAATAATAATGCTGCTTGGGTGGAGATGTGGATGCTGTGGCGATACATACCCAAAAGGGAACAACAGCGCCAAGCAATGGTCAGAATGTCCATACGAGTGTTATAACTGCGGCAGCGATACCTTTTTGAGGGTTGAGGATGATGAACCCGAACCCACCAAACTGCCGTACAAAACTCCCAATTCAGACGGAACTAGGTATCGATGGGGCGGTGAAGGCGATGGCAATCTTTTCTCTGCGGATTTTTTAATTAACCTTGAATCAGACTAGGGGGCGTTATGAAAATCGAAGCAAAAAACCAAACTGAAACAAACCGCATCATTAGCATGGTTCTCTTTCGTGTTTTTAAAGAGAAAGCCCAGGAGTCCAACCCTCTAAAAATGAGAGTCCCTGATGGTGCGATTGGCAGAATCATAGGGTTGGACCCTGCCGATACATCGCACTGGAAAAAAGGCAAGAAAACAGTTCTAAACGCTGTTCATTTGAGGCGGCTAATCAAGCAGCTTGGTGTTGACGATGCGGTGGTTAACGATATTCTTGATGGAAACATACCAGAAAGATTTGAACGAGAAGTTAATTTATGGGAATTGCGCAACAAAGGGAAGAAAACCCAAATCAAACAAAAGGAGCCAGCATGAAATACGTCAGTTTGGACATCGAAACATCAAGTCTTGAGCCGGCTTTTGAGCACATACTTGGGTTATCCATGGTGCTCGAAGACTCTGATCACCCCGAGGTTCCAGTCGAAGAACTACCTCACATGACGGTGCTAATACGTCAGCCAGTCATCAGAGGACAAGCTTACGCCTTAGCTATGAACGCTTGGATTCTTGACTTTATTTCTGGCAGACGAAAACCATGCCCATATCCAATAATTCTCCCGAGTGAGCTCCGGGCTATGATAATTGGGTTTTTGTACCAAAACCTTCCACAATGTTTCAAGCCGGGTCTTAATTTACCGAGCGGCGTGGTCTTGGCTGGCAAAAATGTTGCCGGTTTTGATTACCAATTCTTACCACCAGATATCAAAAGTTTTTTTGCACACAGGGTGCTTGATCCTGGAAGTGTTTTTGTTGACTGGACCAAAGACAAACCCTTGAGTCTTGATGAGATTCTTCAATCTCAGGGATTTAGCAAAACGGTATCTCACGATATGCTTGATGACGCTCGGGATGTCATCCGTACGTTAAGGAGAAGTTATCCTACCAAAGAGTAGCCAAAACTCTTACCTTGTGTATTGCCTCTTTACTCCCCGTCACATAGACGGGGTTTTGAGCTGGGATTTCTATGCTCATGGATGATCCTACATGTATAGGAAAGCCATTTTCTGTAGTTAAATCACTAGATGGTCCAATGTATATTCTGGATGGGCCTTCATTGAATATCTCAAGCTTGGCGTCATCGGTAGGACTTGCCGACATCAACTGCTGAACACTATTACCATCAAAACTCATTACCAAAATTTCGCCGTAAAGCCGCTACTTTCAGGCGTGGTGATATAAGGTGGCAATGCCTTAAATTCTATAAGTACTTGTATCTTGACATATCTATTAGAATCCTTCATATTGTCTAAGCCCGAACGGTTTGCGATTGCGCAGTCGGGTGTTATGGCGATATTGAAAAGCCAAAGCGCTATAGGACGAGGCTAAAACCAATGACTCCTATGGTATTTAAGGGATCAGGTGCCTTTAGCTGAATGATCCCCGATTCGGGCGTGAATCGCACTAGCTGAAGGGCTGGTGGAATCTCTTGGTTTTAACCAAGGGAGGACGTCAAACACGTAAAGAATCTATCCGCCGAACAAGATTCTACTTTCATAGATACCTCCCAATCCATTGATTATGGATTAGAAAAAACAACAATCAATGCTAAAGTTATTTCGCGATAGTGCCGATAAATCAATCATCACCATTACTATTAACAAGGTTTGGTATGTCAAGTAAGTATACATACGAGGCAAAAGAAGTTCTTATAGAAAACATGCCGTGCTGGAAGGTTGAGATCTTCAGGGATGGTTGCGTCGTCAAATCTACCACCCTCATGAGCGAAGGCGGGTGCATCAAGTGGGCGGGTGAGCAGATAATGAGAATGCAGCGTGAGGATGTCCAAAGGACAACCCCAAACCTGCTTTCCTGGGTAGAAGAGACCTTTGGCAAAAAAGAAGGAATGAATTGTCAAGTGCCAAGATAAGTGGTCTTGAGTGTCTTACTGAACTGCTTGGTCAGGGCGGCGGCTAATTCGGTTTTCTTCTGCTCGAGCATTTTGATGCGATTGGCCAAAGTCATGTGTATATTATAAGTAACACTTTGACTAACTCCGTCAATGGAGTCGGTCAAAGAACTTGTTGGAAACAATATTGGCATGAAATCGCAAAGCATCCTGTGTGCAGCCCAAGTTTTGATTAGATCCGCAACAGAACTTGGTAACTTGTCATGCTCAAAGCCAGCCTTATAAACCACCTCGAGAACACCCGGCTGATAAGCTCCACGCCCAAAACCAGTAATGTAGGTGAAGAGGCCGCCAGCCGTTACCATCGATGAGTTATCGGTGGATACCGTAACTGCACCAACCGCAGCAACTATATTGATCTTGTTTTTCCTGAGATACACCCAGTTGGACGGAATGGTGTAGGTCTGATAAATTGACGCAGTGTTAGTGTGAGGATATTTGAGCTTAACAGAGATAACCTCGGTTGCAGGCCAAGATTGAAGCCTGATACCCATAAAGTTTCGCTCAAAAAGACCATCAATGTGATCATCAGAATGGAAACGAACAACCGGGGATAAAGTGCATCCAACGACCATTTCAATCTCAGCGACCGCAGACTCGAGATAGGGCGCGGCCATCTCCTCAGTTATTACTTCACCGGTCAGCGGCGATACCTTAGGCAAACCAAAAAGAGCCATCTGAAAAACTTCATGAGGCCCTGGGAAGTGAGTGAATCTTTTGAAGGCGCCTTCATGACTCATCTCTTCAGCAAAAACCGGATAAGTATGATATTGTGTACCATATGATTGCGTCATCTTAGGTAGTCCAATCTCTAATTAGAATCCAGGGTCCGTCAACTTCTTAAACACAGACCAGTTAGCCAAAAACGTAGTACTTGTAGCACCTTCCGTGAGAACAAACTTAGCTGTTCCCGACACGATATCCTGGATGTTCTGGGAAGTCATGTCGATCCTCATAAGACTGCGATTGTTCGGGTCGATAATAGCAGTCTTAACAACATTTTTTGACGTGTTGGTCAAGGTTGGTGGCGGTGTATTGGTCAGGCTGATTAAGTCGGCTCTCTGGAAGGTCACCGTCATGGATGAGCCAGAGGCTGGGACATACGGTCGAGAACCCAATCCATCAACAATATAAAGCTGAAACCACAAGGATTGGGCATTTGGGGACACAATCTCCCAACGGTTACTCGGAAGAACCGAGTAAAAATTTGGAGCGGAAATCATATCAATAGGAACAGCCTTGAACATCTCAATCCCTTTAGTATTTTAGCCCATAAGAGCGAATCACACTCTTATTTGCTTTTTCTCGCTCTTTCTTGAGTCGAGCTGCGTTCTCTGCATTACGACGAATAGCATCTTTAAAAAAAGAATCCTGAGTTTCTTGTTTCTCTGTTTCTTGGCTGACTTCTTTGTTTTTACGGTCAATCAATTTGATTACATTGTTGCTCATAAATCCTCCTATGTTACAAAAACTTATCGACAATCACACAGCAATCTTGAGCTCAATAATCAAGTGTTGGATTCCACTTGTTTTTTTTCATTATTTCAGAGCACTTTTTCATCCAACTGGATTTTTTAGATAATTCAGGCTCTTGTCCAACCATTTGATTTTCTTTATCTCTTAGATTTTTCTTATCTTTAAGCTCTCTAAGATGAGCAAACATACTCTTCATCTTATCACTACTGGATAATACGGACAACGCATCCTTAAGACTTTGGTGCTCTTCTACTATATCATGGGCCTTATCCTCAGGGCTGTTCGCCGGATGAGGTTGATTATCCTTCATCAGATCAGGCTTTGGCGGCATAGCAGGAGGCGGCAACGCCATATCGCCGCTTTTCTTCGCTTGATTCTCTTTAATTGTTTCAAGCGCCGTTTTTTGTTTTGGTAAAGGTGGCAAGCTGGGCTGCTTTTGGCCAGTAGCTCTTTGCTGAGCAAGCTTATTCTTTAGCTTATTCTTTTGGTCAACAGTTTTTGAGTTCCAGTCTCGCTTCCAGTTTTGAGCCGGATTTGCTTTAGAATGAATATCAATCTTATCGATACCACTAGAGCCATACGATATTGTCGCAGCTGGTGCATTTTTAACAGGTGCGTCTTTTTCGTACACAAGATTGCCGTTTTCGTCTTTTTTGTAGCCTTTTTGAAGACTTTCTTCGGTCTTTTTCTTTTTGGCGGCTTCCATCATCGCCTTCATCTTAGCCAAGCCATTTTGACGACCTTCAAGAGCAAGATTGTCAATGGTTGATTGTTTTGATTTTTTGGGAAACTCAACCACATCACCTTTTTTAAGTCCTGCACCAGCTGCGTTGCAAATAGCGAACGCACTTGCCTTGTCATGACCCTTAGCCTTGACCTCTTTAACGCATCGCTCATGAGTTGCTGGATCAGCACCCTCGGGAACACCCTGAGCTTTACCAAGCTTGGCCTTCTCTTTGATTTCTTTCATCTTGGCGATGAAATTCTTAGCATTGCTTGGGGTAGTCTGTACGCCTGCATCATAAGATATTGAAGTTGCAGGTTTATTTGCTGCTTTGTATTTCGCTTTGATCTCTGCAGCCTTCGCCTCAGTGGCTTTGTCAGACTTTTTCAATGTTTGACCGGCTTGGGGAGCCTTGATACCCTCGCTGATATTCTTAACTTTGTCAAAAAGTCTCATTCTGGCATCCTAAAAGGTGTGAGATATTGACCATTTTACCACTTTGGCCATCTTTCAAAAAGAAAAACCCTCCCTCGGATAGAGGGAGGGCAAGCTTAAAGGTGTTCTTTAGGAACACACGGAGGGCTTAGAACTTAGGAAACTCAACACCTTGCTTAGCCAAGTGATCTTGGAAAGAAGCCAGCTCAGCGTCGTTACTAACATAGCCAAGATCGATCATGGTGCGGACGGTGACGTTAGGGTCTTTTTGACGCATACGGCCAAGAAGGAAGCTTTCGGTTTCGCTTTTGCTAAGACGCTTAACAGTCTTGGCAGAAGCAGAACCGGACTTCTGCATCACTTGCTGGCTGTTGGTAACAACAGCTTTTTGAACAGCAGGCTTAACGGCGGGCTTGACCTTGATTGCTTCAACTTCCTTAGTCAGCTTCTCCAAGGACTCGATCACAACAGACATCGACTTATGCATTTTGGCATACTCTTCTTTCATGGCTTTTTGAGCCTCGTCTTCAGCAGGTACTGAAGCAGGAGCCCCTTCAGCCGCAGGAGCCTGAGCAGCGTCACGAGAGTATTTTTCTTGCATTAGAAGCTGAATCATTTGATCCAATTCTTCGTCAGACAGGGATTTAGCGTGAGCGGCAAGCTCAGCCATCTCGTCATCCTGATCTTCAGCGTCTTCAGCTTCAGAAGATTCAGATGTAGCCTCTTGATCAGCTTGATCTTCCAGACCTTCTGGAGCTGAGGCTTCTTGCTTAGGAGAGACTGCTTCAGGTGCATCAGTGTCATCGTCTTTGTGCATAGGCATAGACTTGGCTAGGAGTTCGTTGATCTCTGCCATAGTTGCCTGCACATTTGCGTACAGTTCGTTGATTTCCATTGTAAACTCCTAGTCTTTCTTGTTTGTTAGATTCCGCCTGGGTAAGCCACGCCACCGTAAGGCAACAGCATACCGGCAGATGTAAGACCGGCAGAGTCAGCACCAGCGCCGTTTACGCCCTGAACGGTTGGTTCAACGCCGTTAGTGCCGAAGTAGAATTCGCATGGGCAAGCCAGCTGACCAACGATGTGTTGCTGAAGTTGACGAGTAAACGCAGCTTGAGCATCAGTCCAGGCCGCTGGGGTTTCCATATAAACAGCCAGCCTTACGCTACCGTCAAGGAATACGCCCGAAGCGTGGCTCTGGGTTTTCATTGCAGCGGTGTTGCCTTTATCAGAAGCAGGGGTTGCAACGATAATTGCGCGAAGGTTGCCCGCAGCCCAAGTATGTGAGGTCAAATCCAAAACGCATGCGTCTTTGCCTACATGTGTACCGGCAGTAACGCGACCTTGCCAAACGATAGCATCAGCAAGTTTGAACGTATACCCGCCCAAACGCTTCAGCTGATCTGGCATTCCTTCAAAAATCTTTTGTACTCGTGGACTAGACATTATAAAATCTCCAATAAGATTAGGAATTTATCCCCAAAGCGTTTATTTAGCAGGCTTAAGATAAGCCAAGCATATCCGAAGCTTACCAGCAGTCAAAGCGGCAGCAGCGATAGTCAAAGTCAATTGTCCACCGGTTGCCAATTTGATTGGAGCAGACAGGTGTTGATCAACGCCAATATAAGAGGCATCATCAAAAGCCGTGGCTGCCTTAAGTACTTCAGCACCAGCCGACAGAGCGACAGTAGCCGATCCGCCAGACGTCATAGCGGTTTGAGCGTCGGTCCAAAGTTGGGTAACGATTGCACCCTTTGGCAAGCTCAAGCCCAAGGTAAGAGCGCCTACAGCTCCACCCAACTTGCTGAAATCATAAGTAGCTTCAACCACTTCTTGAGAAGAAAGAGCTTCCAGGGTGTCGCCAAGGAAAATCGTGGCTGCACCAGCTGGCTTGTCTTTATCTTGAAGGGCTGGCTGAGACTGAGAAAATAAGTTCAATAATTGCCTGGCTTTAGCGCTCAAGGACATTTTCGTCTCTCCAAAGGTTACAGACGTCGTTAACATGGCTATTTTACCACAGAAAAGCCGAGTAGATGTCAACCAATTATAGCAAAATCAGATAAGGCCTGTCGATCCAAACAAAAACTTAGTGTTTTTAGCTGCTTATCAAGCCTCGCAAGCAACGCATTCGGATGCCGATCGCGATGCCAAATCGGCGCGAAGAACACTCTCGGTGCGGCAATAATACAATCCCTTCAACCCAACCTTCCATGCTTCCAGGTGGACTTCATGAACATACTTGGGATCGCTATTCGCACCAAAGAATAAATTGACAGACTGCCCCTGATCGATCCATTTTTGTCTCTGCCCTGCTTGACGGACAATAGCAAACTGATTGATCTCACGAGCCGTGAGGAATATATCCTTTTCTTCCTTAGACAACCCCTTAACGCCAAGAACCGATCCGGCATCTTTGTTGATCTGAGACCAAACCTCTGGAGTGTCCATATTTTTTTCGACAAGGAAGCGCTCTAAGTGTGGGTTTTTAACGATAAAAGTGCCCTTTGCTGAGTTCTGTACGTATACATTTGCAGCGATCGGCTCTATTCCGGGGGACAAGCCACCAGATATAAGGGAGTTGGACACCGTGGGTGCCAAAGCGACACAGTGAGAATTACGCCTACCAAACCCCTTGCACCACTCAGGCTCACCATACTCCTCGGCTAATGCCTTTGTGGCTTTTTCTGTTTCAGAGTGAATTCTCTTAAAGATCAGATTATTTAAGATGCTCGACTGAAGGCAATCAAAAGGAAGCCTCAACTCCTGCAACAGGGAGTGCCAACCAAGTGCACCAAGGCCAATAGCCCTGGACTTCTGAGCAAATCTAACCGAAGACTCGAATCCGCGCATATTCTTGGCTTTTTGAATATACTCTTCCATAACTGCATCCAAAAACCACACAGCTAGTTGGACTGCGTCGGTATCTTTCCACTCATCCCATCGAGCTAGGTTCATGGATGACAGACAGCACACAAAGGTGTGATCCGGATCTGTATAGAGGTAGATCTCATTGCAGATATTCGATGTTTTGATTTTAAGATTGTGAACTCTATAGCATTCAGGTTTTTGCCTTTCGACATTATCAGAGAAGAAAAAGTATGGCTCACCTGTCTCAAAACGTGCTGCCAACAATTGGCCGTGCACCTTCCTGTTTCCCTGATGACCATTTACGATAGAGTTCATGAATTCATCATCGATGCAAACTCCATGATGAAGATTCATACATCTCTTATTAATGTCGCCAGTCGGTTTCCTAATTTGCAGAAACTCTTGAATATCTGGGTGATTGACTGGAAGGTATACCGCAGCGGCACCCCTCCTAGTCGCTCCTTGACTGACAGAAGCGATTGTACTGTCATAGATTTTTGCCCAACTCACAACGCCATCAGATGTGCCGCCAGTGCCATTAACAGCCGAACCTCTGCCACGAAGATCTCCAAGGTAGACGCCAACGCCAGCACCATACTTAGACAACATACCTAATTCATAATTTTTCATCAGGATGCTATCAAGACTATCACCTACATGTATGGAGTTGCACGAGACCGGAAGACCTCTCTCAGTACCCATATTCGAGGCAACAGGTGAAGCAAGGCATAGCCAGTTTTTCCAAATAATGTCAAAAAACTTAGGCTCGAGCTCAGGCTTGTTCAGTCTGTTGGCCGCAGCTCTCGATACCCTCTTATACATACTCTTTGGAGTTTCGCCCTTAAGAAGATAACCCTTTGAAAGTGTAGTGAAACCTACTTCGGTCATCCACTGTGGGGCTTCGCCGCTGGCTTTGAGTTTTTCTAAGCTCATTTTGTTTAATCCCAAATATTCTCGAAAGTTAAATTACCTTTGGAGTAATTTGTAGACCTGACACTAAAAAAGTCAGTATGCTGCGTCCCACTCGTCATGGGCTCGAACCAAGACGTTATCCTGGATACCGATTCCATGTCGATGTTTTTCCAGTTTTTCTTTAATGTGAGGTCCGTCAATTTGGTATTAGCTCTATATCGCATATACTGCTTCAGGTCGTGAGGATCTATACCTTCAATACCGCCACCAGAAAAAGCCTGATCGATGTAATCATCTTCAAGTTGAACCGTCAATCTGGCAGCCTCATAGATATCCTTCTTGAGATCGTCAACCCAAATATCAGGATACTCTTTAATAAATTGACGGAAAAGCCAACACCCTGCCTCAGAGTGAAGGGATTCATCTCTCACAGACCACTCTATGATCGTACCTATACCTTTGAATTTATTAAATCTTTTGAAATTAAGGAGGATCGCAAAAGACGAAAAAAGGCTGACTCCTTCATTGAAGGCAGAAAAAATGGCGAGTGAGCGGGCGATATCTTCTTTTGATTTACCCTTAGTCGCCATCAACCTGTCGATTTTTGCTTTGGTGCTTGGGTCTGTCATAAAGGCAGAGAAATCTTCAAGACCCAAGGTTTGATTAAGGAAGGCGTAGCTTACAGTATGAATAGTCTCAAACGAAGAGAAGGCCATGGCCATCATTTGGATTTCTGGCTTCTTGAACCACTTCGTGACACACCCAGACCAGTACTCGCCAATAAATATCTCAGATTGCGCAAAACCTTTTAGGATGTGACCTATAACTTTGCGCTCTGAATCAGTCGCGTGAATTTTCCAGTCATTCACATCAGCATTCAGCTGAAGTTCAGTATGAAGCCAGTGTGACTGTTGCTGTTTCTCCCAGTATGTGTAAGCCTCTTCGTATTCAAAAGGCGCATAAGTGACTCGTGGCGTCAATAACATTGTCTAACCTTCTTTTATTTAAACTTCCCCTTAGAACCACATTCAGAGCACTTATAGTACATCCTATCCATCACCTCGAACTCAACCACATCTCGACCGCCACAACTTGGACACTCTGCCTTTTTTTTTGATTCCATGGAATGGTTTTGTTTAGCGAACTTCTGACGCTCTTTTTCTTCTAAGAAAGACTCATAATCTGCAAAATCATTCTCAATCCTGGAGTTTTTCTTCTTAAGTTGAGCATTCTCTCTTTTCAGTTTAATGATTTGCTTTTTCAGGTCCTTGATGTATCTGCTCTCTTCAGCTGAGCTACTCATGGCTAAACTCCTGCAACTGAACAACAAGAGTATTTTATCATTCCGATCACTTAGCCAAGTGGCGTAAGTTACTAAAAATAAAGACACAATTAGGCACATTGCGAAAAAACGCATGGCCTAACTTAGAATTTAATGGGGTGAATTAGTCTACCGTGGCACCCCACATCCGAAGAATATGTTTGCATTCTTCTTTAGTGGCGTAAAGTGGTAGATTCTTGGATTGAGCATGCGACAAAATACCTGGGATCCAATGTTCCTTGAATCCTTTAGCAAAGCGACGCGCTGCATCCGAAAGGTGAATAAGTTCTTGGTCAGGAGATGGTTGATCTTCTGTTGGGGAATCTTCAAGGTCAACTACGGCTTCGCCGGATTCAGACGCCATGGTTTCCGTAACTGACTCGATTGTTTGTTTTTTCTTTTTGCGCGACATGATTTCCACCATCTCAAGGAGATTACATTGCTCGTCATATCTATTTTATTATACACAGAGTCATCAATCAGATCAAGGTCGTTATAGGAGATCGAAAAGACCTCCTTTGAGGTGGGTTCCTGCACAAGAACCGACTCAGCAAAAAACTCAATCACATCAACAACTTTACCACCCACTTTAACAATAATTTCCACGACTTCCTTTTTCATCCTTTTTCTATAAACTGGGTCATTTTGTCACCCCTGATATCTCAACCGTCGAATTGGCGGGGTAAACCGGTACAACACACAAAT